TATTGGTTTACGTATTCTCTAGCGTAATCTTCTGCCATTTTCTCCGTAGGATAACTGATACGGTCTACACCAATTAGTGATCCGTCTCTGTCATTGATAAATTGCCAGAAATCATTCGTTAAAGAATGAAATGATACTGTTATGTGTCTATTCATGTGTAACTCCCTAGTTAGTTAATTATTCAAAGATAAAGGATATTTTATATGCCTATTAATGGTTCTGTTCTCGAGTCTAACTTTCCCAAAACTGATATGGATAAAACAATACTTTATTACGCCTGTAAACAGGTTATGTAACGCTAGGTCTTTTGCTTATTAGAGCAGAGATAAAGGAAAAAGGAGCCGAAGCTCCTTTTATTGGTTAACCATAGATTGAAGTTTCATCTACATAGATTTCATCATCAGATGATAAGCAGTATGCTTGATAATCTATGATATGTTGAGAATATGGTTCATTTTCTATTAATGCTGGATTAATGTGATATACTTGAATGGTTAATGAATATGGTTGCATAATAATTCCTTTGTTGTTAGTTAATAAATCAGAGATAAAGGATAGGGGAGCCGAAGCTCCCCTATAATACCACAACTTCACTCCATTGCTGGGAAGAACTTTTACGTGGTTTGTATCTTTTCAACTGGTTCATCTTTAGCTACCATTTCATTAAAGGTAGCTTTACCTGTATCAATGGTATAAGATGCTAGCTTAGATACACGTTTGCTACCTTTAGCAACGTAGATACCAGCTATAACTGTTGTGCCGATAGCAAAGTAACCAGTATTCTTTGCAAGGTCTTTAGATTTACTTAATATACTCATAAGAACTCCTATGTTATGTTTGATAATTATCAGAGATAAAGGAGACATATATGGTGGTGAGTTGTTGTTTAAGATAAGAAAAAAAAAGAGCCAAGAAAACTTGACTCTTAATATTACTTAGACTTAATAACACTCTTAACTTGGTTATATGTATCTTTGATAAACTCTTTATCTTCTGGTATACTATCTACAACATATTTACCAGCTTTATATGAAACATACCCAACTGTAGCAACTGCTCCTAGAGCAATATACATTGTGTCTTTTACAATTGATTTTAACATAAGAACTCCTATCATTATTAACTAATTCAGAGATAAAGGAATTTCTAACGAGA